GACCTTCGAAAAAACGGCTTGGCAGGTTGATGTTCTCAAGCTCGGCCTGCTTCAGTTCGATCTCAGACCAATCAGATTCACCTTCCATTGTGAAAACTGGAATAGAATCATCCTCACCGCTGAGAGTAATTTTCCCAGAAGTGTTTGTGTTTGACCCAGACTCGCGAAAGCCGCCTTCAGTGCGCAGTTTGAGTTTGCGAATACTGGTTGCATAGCCACCCTCGTTGTTGACCGCGATTCCTTGCTGCAAGAAAGTCAGACCCGCGAACTCCTGCGTAAATATCTCGGCACTTACATGCTCAAGATTTCGCGCAAGGATGATGCCACCCGCATCCTTAAAGTTCTTCTTTGCGTAGGCAGTCGCAGCGTCAAAAGACTGCACCCCATAAAGGGATTTTACTCGTTTAATATCAGGTTTCATTTTTTTCTCTCTCCCTTGATTATAGGTATTTATTGAAACGAACTAGCCAAACGCCGGTAGCTTTCTGTTCCCAGAATACTACGTCGCCAGCCGAGATAATGCTAAACGGGGTGGCAGCAGAAACGGCAGCATCGGTAGCTTTTCCAGCGTCGGCGGTTGCGGCATTGATGACATTAACAGCGTCATATTTTGATGGTTCCGCGGTGCCCGTCACTGTGACAGTTGCAAAACCGAAGTTGATGACCTCAGCCACCTGGTCTATCTCCATGCCGCTTGTGCTGTAAATGCCGGTGCCAATCTCGCCGGTGATCTTGCGCTTTACGATACCCGCGATAACCGGGGTGTCAGATGCGTCGAGATTGTCGATTTGGCCACCATCGAACTTGCAGAAACGGCCTTCAATCAGTCCATCCTCAAAAAGCTCAAAGGCGGACACGTTGTAAGGGCTGGCCGTAATGACCTCGCCCGCGGGAAGGTCTGGGTTGCTTTGTAGTGCTGTGTTATTAAAAGCCATTTTATTTCTCCTCTAGTGTTTTAGTTATCCGAGATTCAAGACCGGTGTCCGCCTTGGCGTCCCCGAAGTGTGAATAATCGGTGTTTGGTTTACGCAACAGCTTGAATGCTACAGGCAGTTCTGAGTCTTCAAATTTGTCAGTGCTCTGGGTTGACAAAGCATCAGCCATGACCCTGTTTGCGCTCTTGCCGCTGAAATCGTAATCAGCATCGAGGAAGTTGCGGGCCTTGGTGACCACTTCGGCATAACGCTTAACCTCGCCTTTGACGGCGCTGGCCACCGCGTCTTTGAATGCTTTTGAATCAGCAAACTGTTCCTTCGGCTTATCCTCTTCGGCCACTTCGGCTTCTTTCTTGGCGGCTGCCTCTTCGTCGGTCAGCTCTTCTTCTTCCATGCCTTCAGCCGGATCCTCATCGGTAACGGCTCCCTGCTCTTTGGCATAAGCCATAATTTCCTGCATCGCAGGCATGAGTTTCACAAGCTGGTCAACGGGAACTTTCTTGATAGCTTCTGGAAGTGCCGTGGCAATCTCCACTACCTGTTCCAAGTTGACTTGCCCTTCAGCGTCAAAGAACGCCTTTTCTTTTTTGTCATGTTTTTCTCCTCTGGTTTGCGATCTAAAAAGCTGCATAGCGGGCCGCACCGTCCATCGGATACAGCCGCTAGGTGATGCGGTACGATATTTATTTGTTCATAGTCCCATTTTGAGTGAGGAACAAGGTCGGCTTCGTACCCAAGGGACAATTGCCGTTTTTCTTTAGTGTGATTTGTAGGGAGTCGCTCACTGATAGTTTGTTTCTGACAGCAAGCCTTGAATGCGTAGGTTCATCTACCTGATCTATTACAACGGATGATTCAACACGCCCGCCGTCGCTCGGGGCCGGTCCGTCAAGACTAACATGCTCGCCGGTCAGGGGGATTCCCTTCATGGCGTGAGCCGCGTTGGCGATTGTTGCGGGGGAGCGGTAGACAGCAAAGACCTTGTCTGGCGGTTCCAGCCCGATCTCGGTGCCCAGGTACTCAAGCACCCCGTCGCGGATCGAAACAGCTGTGCGCTCGGTATCGGAGTATGTTGCAATGTCGGCAAATTGCCGATGGATCTTCTCTGCCATCGTATCAACCTATATTATTTTGGGCAATATAATCATTTTATAATCATTTGTCAAGCTATATTCAAATTATTTATTCATCCATTTCTGGAATGATCATTATAGCTGTACACCTGCAATTATAGTCCGTACCTGGGAGCAATGTTTTACCGTCGCAAGAAGAATATAAACCCTCGCTTAAGAGATATTCTTTTCCGTCCCTTGCTTGGTGGCAGGTTCTTGTGCGCTCATCTCCAGCGGTTCGCCATATCGCTTTCGTAATCCCAAGATTCTGAGCCCGTGCTTTACTGGTCAAACTGTTAAATGTGCTGATCTGCGTCCTAGCAATCATCTTCGCGTGTCCCTTGCGCTGCTCCACCATGCCATCAAACTCGCTCAAAATCTCCGGTAGTCCTTTGCCCTCGGCCATCTGTCTGAGCGTCTGGCTGGTCCATTGCTGCAAGGTATCGTCGCGCATTTTCTTGATCCACTGCATCGTTTCGAGCTGGTAGGCGTTGATCTGAGATGTCAAACCCTCGGTGGCTTCAAGCTCTTCGCGGCTGATTCCGATCTTCTCCTCGGCGCGGCGGTAGAACTCGGCTTTGTTGCGATTATCAACCTTGCTTGTGTATTTTTTAGCAAGATTTTCAATGCGCTTATCGTCAAACTGCTTCAACAGCTTCCTTCGGACTCGTGCGGCCATGGCCAGAAACACTTTGGCAAAGTTTCCGACCTGGGTCGCGTCCGAGAATTTTACTTATTGTGTCTTGGTTCAGCTCCTTGAGTATCTGAGTTCGCCAGCGTTTCGACATTTGATCGACCATGTACTCAATGGCGTTACCGAACTGGCGTATCTCAGAGCGTGGCGGTTCTGGAGATTTGATTTGTGCGCCTTTGGGTGCTTTGACTTCACGCTTCATCTTCGCCGCCCGCCATTAATTGTTCAAGGCTCATCTCTGGCAGTTCTTCTTCATCCGGCTTGCCAAACATCTCGTCGAAAGCGTCAACCTCGATCACGCCATGCTTCTCAAGATACTTTTCATAGTCAAGCCCCATCTGCCACAACACCTGCGCACTCTTGATAACCTCAGTCCTCCTGCGCCACCCGGTCTTTGTCGCTCAGACCCTGATTCTCCTTGAACCAAACGGCACCACGGCCGCAGAGTTTCATCAGCCGGTTGATATTTTCTAGCAGGTATTCTGATTGCAGGGCTTTGATTGTCTGCATGTCAACTTGCCTGTCGCCTTCACCGGTTGCGCTCAGGCCTTTGGGTGGCTCTCCGACCAACGTTGACAGTGATAAGCCCGTGACCATTGCCAGCCGTCGGAGGGTTATCATGTCCGACTCGGCCAAATTGGTGAGTGACTGGGTGATACTCTCAATCGCGTCCTCCTCATCCACTATCCCCGCACCGTAGATCGAGCGTAGGTTTTCAAGTTCTGAGAAGTACTGGATCAGGGTTGACTCTTGCTTGTCTGCAAGCATATCCTTAAATCCCTTGATCTTGTAAAATATTGTAGATGATTTTTCAAGCATGGCCGGAACTGCCCTTTGAACAATCTGATCACTGACCAGCTCATTACGGATAAGCTCAAACTCAGAAATGCCACCGAAGAAATATTCGGGTGCGTCGAACTCGACCGGATTGATGTATGTCATGTCAACCGCACGGCTCGGGTGTATAGTGAAACCCCGCACCGAGTAGGCTTTCGGTTTGAAATAGTTTGGGCTGCTCAGGTTGTACTCGACAGACTGAACATAAATCATGTCGCCGCTGAACACCTGGAATCGAACCTTCCCCCAGTCATTGATAGTCGGCAGCGGTTGGCTCATGTCTGCGCCAGGCTCCTGAACTACTATCAATCCGCGCCCGAAAGCTAGCATGTATTTGCAAGCGTCCTTGACGTGTTGCTGCAATCGTGCTTCGTAAAAGTCTTTATCACCCTCGCTCTCGAATTGCATCGTGCCATTGAGCGCCATTCCTGATTTTGTGCGGATGATTTTGCTACCGACGCCCGTTTTATAGATCGCCCGCAGCTCATCCCAGTCAACGCGGGAAGTTGTCATCCGGTTGGTGGCGTGGGCGTTGCGGCGGTTAGCCAGCTTGCTTGTCAGGCTGGTAAGGCCGTCGGTGAATAACTTTGGGATGCTCATGTTTTCCTTTGACATTCTCCCCTTCCTTTAGGTGGGGTGTTCATAGTTAGACTATAAAATATCAGCGTAACTAGGCCGCTGGTTCTCGATCAACATATCACTTATGGCGTCCATAAGCGGGTCCAATATATCATCGTGCGTTGCGTTAGGAAAG